TTCCTTAATTCCTTTTTCAAGGCATGCCACAAAGACATCTTTCACAACTCCAAGAGATTTTTCAACTGTTTCTTCAGATGTATAATCAAGAACATCTGCTAATTCAACAGGGAGTCCTGCAGTACTTAAATTCTTGACTGCACTATCTTTACAATCACGAACTAGAATATCATGTTTTAACTTTTCTAGTTCTTTATCCTTTTTTGCATCTTCTTCAGCTTTTACCTCTTCAGGAGTCATTTGTTCCTTACGAGCTTGTTCCTCCTGCTGTTTTTGATATTCAGCAACTGCATCTGCCTTTGCTTTTTCAATAGCTTCATCAAACTGAGCTTTAGAATAACTTTCTTCAGTAGGATCTTCAACTTTAACTTCAGCAGTAGGTTCTTCAACCGCTGGTTCTTCAGCTTTATCCTTGCCAAAAATACTTGTTATCTTTTGTCCTAATGTTTTCTTTTCTTCTTTAACATTGTCAACTTGAGATTTTTCTTCCATTTTCATTCCTCCTTTAATCTCATTTTTTATAACAAAGCTATTTAGCTTTATTATCTTTAATAAATCTTTCTTTCCACTCTTTGAACTTGATATTCTGATCAAGTGGAACAACATCTTTGTTAAAATTAAAGATGCTCGTATCACTGTATGCAATAACCATACATTTACAGTTGGGGTGCATTGGTGGACAATTCACTCCAACCTCTGCTTCTTCTAATTTAAATGTGCTATTATTTATTGCAGCACATTTCAAACATCCTGCTCCTTTATAGATATAATTGCTTATTCCCATCTTTTTATAAGATAAAAGTTGTGCTTGTTGTGCGAAGTATTTTGCTTCTGTTCGTACAAGTCTTTCAGTAACATACTTTCCTTTTTTTAAAACATTATCTATTCGTTTTGTCATTTGTTGTATTGAACTACCATCAATAAAACCAGAAGCTAATTCCTTTCTTAATGTCTCAGTTAATTGATCAATATTATCCCAAATTGTTCGTGAATATTTTTTGGTACTCCAAGGATAATCAAGAATGCTATTCACTAAATCCTTATTGATCTTTGAAACATTGAATCCTAATTGAAAGGTTTTTTGAATAGAATAATGTCCTCTATAATAATTTGTCACAAGAACATTTGTTAAATGCTTTTTTATCTCTTTATTACTTGTTGATGCAAGTGTAGCCATTTCTTTATCGATTTCGCTTAAAAGCTGTTCTTTTTTACTTATTCTTGACTTTGCTGATAAAGTATTAAGTTCAAGAGCTATCTTTGATTCAGCTCCTTCTTTTTCTATTTCTTCAAGATACTTTTTAATACTCTTTTTCCATCTTGAGTATTCCTTACCCTTAAGCATCTCGGCAGCTTGTTCTAAAGAAAGACCATTTTCATCTGTAAATTTAATCAAGATTTTTTGAATATCACTTTTAATTCTTTCAGCTGCTTCATCGTAAACAAGAAAAAGCTCATCAAGAAAATCATCATTTTCTTTTGCTTCATCAAGAAGACATTCTTTAGCGACATCAAGCTGTCGTTGTTTCTGCTTCTTGTTCATTTTCTTTATCCTCTAATTCAAAAGCATTCACTAAATTCGCATAAACACCCTGCGGAACTTCTTCATCTTGTTCTTCTTGTTTGATCCTATCAATTTCTTTTTGTGTATCATTGATACCATCAATCATTCCTATAGCAGTTTGCTGTGATAACAGAGTACTAAGCATTTGTACAATTTGAGCATTTTCTAATTTATTTTGTGGTTTATTTCTATTAAATTTAATATCTATATCACGATAATCATAATTCGAACCAAAAAGATTAAGGATATTCGTAATCAATTCAATTCTTCTTTGAAGTCCTCTTTTGAACTTTCTCTCTTTGATCTTAACAATTTGATCCATGCTCCACATTTTATATGCGATAGCAACACCAGATAAATTCCCTGAAAAAGATTCATCGCTCATATTAGGAACACCTGAAAAAGTATGCATATCTTGATATAATCTTTTTTTGTAATTTTCAATCGCAGTATCATTAATTTGTTTCAACAACCAATCAACATCTCCACCATCATCAAGTATAACAGCACCTTTTTTTCTCATATCCTTAACATCATCTGTCGTTACCTCACCTAATTTTGTGATTTTAAGCAATGCCTCATCGTTATACTGAAACAAATTGGCAGTATTACTTTGAACAGTGTTATAAGCATCGTTCAAACTTATAATCCCTTCAAAATCTCCAACACGCTCATTGTTATTTCTGTATTCAACAACAGGAACATCATTCCAATAATGCTCGATGATATCATCAAGCATTAAAGCTTCTCCACTCTTTGAACTAAAATACCAAACTTCATTAGCTGTATAGAATTCAACCTTTAATCTTTTATTTTTCTTTTTATCCTTATATCTAATGACCCTGATAAATCCTAAATATCCATCATCTTTTGAAGCATCTTTAATAAGGATTCCTTCATCTTGTGTAACTTTTGAAAACCTTATATTCGCATCTTCATCCATATAAAGGAGTTCAAATCATGCACCATGTATTGAAGTTTTCTTTGCTAATTCTGAATTTTCATCCTCTTCATCATTGTATTCAAAAATATTTCTTATCTTTTCCATGTACTCATCATTATCTGATGAATAAACAACTGGCTCACCAATAAAATATCCAGTCATAATATCAGTTACATATTTACACATGTTATTAACTAATCTATTATTAGGATCATTAGCATTGTTTTGTGTTTTATGGCTAATTTTATGTTCTCCTAAATATTGTTTTTCTAATTTTTTAAACTTATTAATATTCATTTTATTTTCATGATATATTCTTTTGATATCACTTTCATCAATCGTATTAAACGATTCTTTATCCATGTATATAACAGACATCATTTCACCTCCTATATTCCAAACAGACTCTTATCAAGTATTCTGAACCTCTTACCTTTTTTGGCGATAGTACGAACCATTTCGAGACAATCAATTCCATCATCATGGCTTCCCATAGGAAATTGGCTCATTTGCTCAAGTAAAAGTTTATGTTTTGGATTGAATTTAATGTACTTATTTTTAATATCTGGTTGTAAGCTTTGAATTCTTAACACTTTATCAGCAGTGCTATTAATTTCCTCGATAGGAAGATAAAGTCCTGCTCTTGCTGAAGCTTTTGCAAGCTCTTCTTTCAAAAACCACTGAAATTGTACTGTTTCACAACCAAACTTTTCATAACCTACACCATATGTTAAACGCAACCACTTTTGTTTTTCTAAAATATCATTAATAATCTTATCTGGATGTCTTCTTGCAATATCTGCATCAATGACAAACATATAACCAGTGACTTTATGTTTAGCAATTGTAATAATTGCTGAATAATCTGATTTATTACTTTTTCCTAATGATGGATCAACTGCACCATAAAACTTATAATCTTTTGAGTTAAAGATAGTTTCAAGTTCATTATAGAAGTCATACCATTCTGGATTGAACAAACAATCTTCTGGATTTATTGGATCATTTTGAAGTTCTGAGTTAAATGATCCATCACCTTCAGACACCTTAATTGTCATCAGATCATAATAAGATAGCTTATCTTCCCAAAGTACTTCAGTTCCATCAAGCATTTCTTGTTTATGATCATTAAAGAAATCCAAAGCATCCTGCTCATGATTGCTATTAGATATATCTGTATATATCGTTTCCCATTCATCCCATAATTCACTATGCGAAAAAGAAAGGACAGCTTTATACTTAATAGCTTTATAACTGGGATTTTTCATAACATTAGCTAATAAGCTATCATAATGAAGCATTGTTCCAATATACACGATGTCAGTATAATCATCACCAGCTTTAGATACTGCTTTGTAAAACCAATTTGAAAGCTTTTTTCTTTGCTCCAAAGTTCTAACATTCTCATCATTTTCAATATCATCAAGAATTAACAGATCCGGTCTCCAATTCTTATGTTTACGACCACGAATCTTCTTACCTGATCCAATAGCTTCAATCTTAATATTACTTTTTGTTAAAAGAACATTAGATCTCCAAGCCTTATTACCTTCAAGAATCCCAAAATCTTCAATAATATGCTCATTTTCCTCTAACTCAGTTTTTATAGCATCTAGGAAACTTTCAGCTTGATCGGAACTGTCTGATAAAATAATAATGTAATGCTTGTATTCATATAATGTTGCATGAAGAGATCCTTTGAAAGTAAGAGTCGTACTTTTTGCATGTCCACGAGGAGCTGCAATAGCTCTCTTACAACCTTTCAATCGTGAAATCTTTTTTCTAACTGCTCTCGTTAAAGGAATATTTCCCTTTAAAACACCATCACTCCAGATGTTATCTAATTCCTCATGAAATTTAGGAGATTTTCTAACGAAATAATGTGGAAGATATGCTCGTCCGAAAAACTCCATGTCAAATGAAGCCAGTTTTTTTCTTAATCCATTCTCTCCTGTAAGAGGTGCTCCATTTTGAAAATCTTGTAAAAGTTTTACTCTTGTAGTATTACTATCTTTTTGTAAAAATTCTTTTAAAAGGTTTTTAAGATATGCTTCATACTCTTCTTTTTCAGTATCTTCATCATCAAGTTCTATTCTTTCAGCTTCAAATATCCCCCCCAAAAGCACATCTAAAGCACTGTTTTTAGACTTACTCATTCTTCTCACTTCCTCCCAAATTAAAAAATCGCCAAATTTTCAATTTTAAGCGACTTTTTTATAAGCACCCTCAATAACTTGTTTATTTTATTTACACAAAAATTGAAAGGGTTTTTGTGCTTTTTAAAAGGTATTCACGATTGAATGAATATCTTTTTTATAAAAAAGGACATGCTTCGCCGATTCAATCTTATTTTTAAATTGAATTAAGCTTTTTTATGTCCTTTGAATTTGATCAAGGGGACGAATCAACCCTTAATCATCTTCAATATCTTGTTCATCACTATTAATAACTTCAATACTTAATGTAATTTTTTTGATTTCATTACAGATTGTTATTTCAAACTCTGCTTTTTTATGTCTTAAATCAAAACTTTTAAATCTGCTTTTAAAATTTTCAAGTACACCTTTCACAACTTTCAAATTACCATTAACAATTTCTACTGTTGTAGGTTCAATAATCCCATTCGCTCCTAAAACTCTAATCCATTCACTTTCTAAAAATGTTAATGTTGAAGGATTTCTCTTATCACCTAAAAATTTAGCAACCCCTTCTATATTAGTAATCTTGTAATAATGCTCTGCTTTATATTTATCCAGTTTCACAAAGACATAGTTAGGAAAAATAATATATTTTTTCTTTATCCAAGAACCTTTGCTTCTAATTAATCTATTTTCACATGGAACTAAAGCTTGATAACCTTTTGATATTAAATCATCTCTTATTCTTTCTTCTTTGTTCCCTGCGACTTGTAAGACATACCACATAATTATCACTCCTTATTCTTTTTAGAATTAAGATACTCGACAACCGTCTTATAAAGCTGTGGATTGTCTTTCGCCATCTCCTGAAACATTAATCCTTTCATTTCATCAATGGCTGCATCTTTTATTTCTTTGTTTTGAAGATCAATTCTCTTTTTGTAAGCCGTC